GTTGATATCGACCACATCCCCGGACTCGGCATAATCCCAAACCAGCTGGCTCACCCCGTCGCAGCAGTTGCGGGCACTGACATCCTGTTCGTAAGTAATCACTCCGCAAGGGGGCGGATCGGGGCCGACTATGACGATCTGCGCGCCGGGATAGGCTCGGAGGATCTCTTTTTTCCGCTCCGGATCAAGGCCCTTGCCGGACCAGGTGCGAGTCCGTTTTCTGCAGCGCGGCATGGGGTCGGAGAACGGCCAGGGCGTGCAGCATTTATCAAAATAATAGTCCGGATCGTGAACCTCATCTTCTTCTGCCGGGCAGCTGATGTAACTAACGACATCCTGCCGGCTGACGATATTGCCCGGCGCCACCCCCTCCGGACATGGCACATCGGCATGCACGCGCTTGCTGTCGGCGGTCTTGCCGGAGCAATCGCAGAGCCAGCGATAGAGGGTCTCGGCCAGGCAGGAGCCGGTCTCGTCAGGATTAAGGGGGTTGAGCTGGTTTTTGATCTGCTCGCAGAGATCCTCTGCCGCATCGTCCACATGGGGCGGCTCCAGGGTGATTTGATCGACGGAGAGATAATAGAGGGCGGTGAGCGCGGCGTCCTCGCTGTCGGTCTCGATGGTGAGCAGCTCATAGGGCAGGCTGTAGCTGAGCGCAATGACGCCGTCGACAGCGGCATCCCAATAGACCCGCCCGCGATTGGAGGTGATCTCGGGGGTGGTCTCCAGCCGTCCGGCACTGGTATAGCAGGGACCGGACCAGGAGGCGGATATCGGCTGATCGGCGGGCAGATCGAGGGAGAGCGCCGTGGCGTTTTTCACAGGCACGCTGCGGCGGATTGGCTCGACGTTGCCGGTGATGGTCTGGGTGATCGTGCAGCCCTGGGGCAGCAGGGTGTAGGGCTTGGCCTGGTGAGAGCGGAAGAGCTTGACCTGGACGGTAAAGCAACCGTCGGCGCTGGGGCAGAGACTCCCCTGCAGGCCGATCAAAAGTTTCTCGTAGCGCTCCAGGGCCGCCTCTATCTTCTCTTCCCAGCTCGGCTCGTCTTCGGGCTGGAGCTCGTCTTTTTCCTCTGCAGACACGCAGGGGTCCATATCAAAAACCGTATCTATCACCTCGGCCGCCTCTTCATAGGTGGCCTCTTCCGGCTCGACGATCTGCTGCAGGGCGATCCAGTATTTTTCCGGCGGCACGGCACGTGGCGTGAGATTGAGTGAGAGCGTTTGCGGCATCATCTCTCCTTGCACCATGATTCGGGATCGTCCAGGCGCACGTCCAGAGTTGAGCCGTCGCAGCCGGAGACATAGACAATGGTCTGCGGCACCTGGTCATCGACGCAAAACGAGCCGATATCCCCGCTGCATAACTTCAGGGCATGGCGCACGCACTCCGGCACCACAAGCTCGAGCTGTCTGGTGCCCCCGGCCCAGGCTGCCGTGATTATCGGCTCCAGATTGGTGATGCTGGCAGAGCCTTTTTCCAGGCTGATATTCAGCCGGTATTTTCTGGCATAGCCAACGGCGGTCAACCTGGCCACGCCGAAAAGTTTTTCCGGCAGGACAATGCGCGGGCTGTTCAGCTGCAGGGGCGGGCGCGGGATGGTGGCACCATCTTCTATATAGCAGGCGGAATCCCACTCCAGGCCACCGCTCAGGGGCAGAAAATCAAGATCGTAATAGTCGACCATCTCAAAAACAATGTCGCGCTCCCTGGGTAACTCCACGATCTCCGGGGTGCCGATTTCGCCAATATTGGTGGAGAGCTCGTAGTCCAGATCCTCGGCGGAGGGCAGGGCGTAGAAATCGAGCCAGATGTCCGCATACATAACGGTTTCGGTCTCGCCGGTTTCGGTATTCTTTTTCTCCCGGCGCTGAAAGCTGACCGGGCAACCGGAGGCTTTATAGTGCCCGGCGGCGATATCGGAGAGGGCTCGAAACCACATCCTGTAGATATCCGGAATGGTGACCTGCCGCTGCCAGCGGGGAGCGCCGATCTGCTCCAGGTTGACAAATGGAGCCAGGCCCGTGGAAGCAGCTCCGGAGGCGGGTGTCAGATTGAGGGAGAGATTACTTACTGGTGTCAAGGGTAATCTCCTGGCTGCAGTAATCACGGACTACCCGTGCATCGCGGTGCGGTGCGGTGGGCGGCGGCTTCTCGTCTTCCGGTGGTATGACATTGAGATTGACGCCACCGCCGCCGAAGCACTGCTGCCCGGTTTCCTCAAGGCCCGGCGGTGCGGTGATCCGCTCCCAGGTGGGTCCGCCTTTATGAATGGCGTAGGCCACCGAGGAATATTTATTCTCCTGGGCCTCAACCCGCTCCGACAGCGCCAGGGAATAGCGGTCCCGGTGGATACGATAGCTGACTGCGGCGCTGCCGTAGATCTTGCCGGTGGCACGGACGGCGGTTGCCGAGGCGGTCAGATTCGGCGGAGCAATCTGCTGCGCCGTATGGTCCCAGGCCCTGTTACCAAAAAACTCGACAGCGACTAGGCCGAAGCAGGGATATTGCAGCGGCTTCTCTTGCTCAAAGGCAAACTTGATTTTCTCGGTAAAGATCAAATCATCCTGCACTATCCTCTCTCCCAGCTCGCCGCGCGAGGCAAAGAGCTGGTACTGCAGGGCCAAATCATACCTGTACACGTTGATAAAGGTTTTGCCGCCAAGAAAACAATCAGGCTCCTCGGGCTGCTCATCGCGCAGCAGGGCCCAGAGGATGCGGTGCATCCCGGCACGGGAGAGATAGCCGTCAGTGCGGCCATACTCTTCCTGCTCGATGATGAGACCGGGAGCGGATCCGCCTGCCGGTCTGCTGAGATTGAGGGAGAGAGAGGGCTGCATCAGCTCACCGATTCGCCCACAGTGACAGCTGTCACCCGGTTATTGGCCAAACTCGGGCAGGCCGGTGGCACGTAGACCGTCAACCAGTCGTAGAAAGCTGCAGGCGCGATATCGAATTCAAAGGTGTCGTTGGCCTGCGGGGTGCCGCTATGTCCGGCTGCCTCCAGGGTGAAATACGGCTTGGCCTTGGCGGCGTTCATCGGCACGAAATCGAGAGCCTTGTCGCCGTTGCCGTAGTTGATGCCGGTGATGGTGCCCACGGCGGAAAAGGTGGTCGCGGTCAACCAGGTGCCGACAATATGATCATAGACGGTGCCGTTGTTGTCCGGAATCACCGGATAGGTTACATGGTCATAGGCATAATCACCGGCGGCAACTACGCTGAAATTCGAAACCAGGCATTTAACATCGCCGATATCCCGATAGGAGACCACAAATCCCCGGTTGCCGTTATCGTTGGCAAGATAAGCGTTGGCGAAGGTCGTTCCTGCAGGCAGCGTCAGGGTAATGTCCAAGCCGTTGACGGCGACGGTGTCGGCTACCAAAAACTCCTCATTGCCGGCTCCGGAGGGAGTCTGCATGGTGGAAGGCCTGATATTATCCCCAGCCTGGAAGATCGCCTTGGCGCCGGTGGCCAGCATGGCATCCTTGACCGTGACAATACAGGAGGCATCACCGATGTTGATATCGTTTTTCAGAAAGGCATAGCCGTAGCATCTCTCTGTGCCGTCGATATCCCCCTGGGTGTCGATATGGTCTCCGGCATGTAGGGTGCACCAGTCGCCCGAATCCAGCACCCGCTCGATCCAGCGTATAGCATTAAGCAGCGTCTCGTTTCCGGCATCGGCCGCCAGCGTGCAGATCTTGCGGCGCAGGGGATTGGCAATATTGCCCGCCGCCCTGGTCGCCCGATCGATATGCGGAATTACATTGTTGACCACCCCGGAAATGATCTGGTTGTTGCTCATGCGCCCGCCATTGGTATCGGCATTGGACACCTCAAGGGCATGAAAGCTTTTGATATCGGAATCTAACATTTTATACCTCGCTCATGATGATTGTTGCTACACACCAGTCGTCGTCGGCAACGTCGACCAGGTCGTCGACATTGACGAATCCCTCGATCCTGCGCACCAGCACGGAGAACGTGCCGCGCGGATGTATCAGTGTGGTCGGCTGTCCGGCCTGGATGATGGACTTGATGGCATTGATCTGGCTCACGAGAAAAGCCCCGTTCAGGTCCTCGCCGTCCAGAGACGCCACCAGGGAGAGGGGCCGACTCGTCCCCCTGGGCATGGTCAAAAAATCCGAGGTGCCGTCGAAGCTGGTCATTTCGCTCACCTGGATATCCTCCGCCTCCTCGAGACCGTAGAGCCGGAGATCGTCATCGAGTATGATGTTGCCCAGTTGTATTGTCATTTTCCACCCAGCCTTTTTCGCCTCTCGGCAATTCGGACCATCTCCTCAAAACTCTGATTATCAAATGTCCCCCGGATCGGCCGCTTCTGGTCCGGCAGACCACTAAAATCCATGGTGTAATGTCCACCGCCGGATCCGCCTGCAGCCACAACCCCGCCCTCAGACATATACTGCGGAGACAGGCTCGGCATGGGCGGCAGGCTCATGGAGATGGGCCCACCGACTGAGCGTTTGAGAACGCCCGTATCAAAACGCTGCAGCAGCTCGCGCATAACAATGTCGAAGCGCCCGGCGTTCCAGGCCAAAGCGGCCCGCAGGCCGGAAGCCCTTACCATTTCCTTACGGATCATCACCTCGCCGTCCTCGGCCATGACCAGATTTTTAGGCCGGTCGCCGCCGCCGTAGCCGCGGAAATGATAGCCGGCCAGGGCGGAGCGATACATGCCGCCGGTCGCCATGGCGGTGACGCGGGTGGGCCCGACCAGGCCTCCTGAATTTTTCTTCTCGATATATTTGACATAGACGTCGATGGTCTTGCCAGAGAGGGCATCGATGTCGCCGGCGATGGTCTTGAGCACCCTGGTGCCGTCCTTCTCCACCGTCTCCCACTGGGTCTCCCAGTGCTTGGTGGTCTTTTGGACCTCCTTGCCGTAGTTGACCGTGTAGTCCTTCATCTTCTCAAGATGCTCGGTGCCGAGCTTGCCGCCGGCCTTCTGGTTGAGCTCGTCGGCCGCATCTCTGGCGGCGTCCTCTTGTTTCTTGAGAATATCTATGGCCAGCTCGCCGGCCTTTTTGACTCCTCCGGAGGCCGTCTCCAATGCTTTCTGCTGGCTGATCAGCACCGCGTCTCCGGACTTTACTTCCTTGTTCAGATCGGCATAGGCGGCCTTGGCCTTGTCGGCCAGGTCAACAGCCTGGTCGAAGTCACCGGCACGGGCAGCTCTTCCGGCGGCCTGGTAATATTCATCCGCCTCTTTCTTGCGATCGCGCCAGGCCCCGAGATCCGACATGGCAGAGCGCGACATGGAGCGGAGCTGCGCCGCGAGATCCTGCTCGCGTCCGGCAATCTGATCCTGCAGCCGGCCGATCTCTTCGACATACTCCTGGTACTGCTGCTTCATGGCTTCAAGAGCCTCACCGAAAACGCCGCGCTGTTTGTCGGCGGAGTCTTTGGCGGAACCTGCAGCCCTATCGAAACTGTCCTCGGCGGCATCGCCGACGCCGTCAATGGAATCGGCCATCTCGCCGGCACCTTTTTTCCATTCGCCGGTGGCCTGGTCAAAATGAATGAGGCCGTCTTTTTCGGCCTGGTTAAGTTCCTTAAACGACTTGATGGTGACACCGGTAGCCTCGGAGATTCGGCGGAACTTCTCAGGAACTTCGGCAAGAGCATCCTTGTTGGCGCCGACTACCGAGTTGAAATACTCCCACTCGTCAATTTTCCCACCGATTGAATAGCCCCCCAGAAAAGCGAGTGCACCACCAGCGGCGGCACCTAGTCCACTTGCAGCACCGAGAGCGGCGATATTAACGGCCTTCAACGAGGTAATCAGCGAGCCGAGCCAGGGAATCAACTTAGACCCAACAGAGGCCAGATCCATTGCTCCACGCAAAGTGGTAAAACCGACATTGGCGGCCAGCAGGGCTATAGATAATTTTCCAAGATCTGTAATAACCTCTCTGTTCTCAACAACAAACTGGATCAGCTTGCCGACGCCCTCTCCCACCTCAACGGCGAAATCCTTTATCTCGTCTTTGTTTTCCTTAAAATACTCAGCCAATTGCTGCAGAGAAGGGATCAGGGCAAGCACTATTTCACGGCGGACAATACCGATATTTTCCCGAAAGTCTTTCAGTGCTTCGTGGAGCTCCATGAGCTCGGCGTGATCAATATCAGACAAGGCTATCCCTGATTCCTTGGCATACTGCGCCAGCTCTTTAAAGGCCTTGCCCTCATTCTCCAGCAGAGGAATGAGCAGGGATGCGTCGTTGGCGATAGCTTCGAGGTAAGTGACTTGGTTGTCTGCTGCGACACCAACATCATCCATCGCCTTTTTCACGGCAATAAGGGCATCCGGGCCGGATAATTTAATCAGCTCTTCGGCGGCAATGCCTGCCTGTGTGCCGATATTCTCCATGAAGTCTTTAAACTCCCCGCCTCCGGTCTCGACAAAATCGCCAATCTTGTCCTTGACATCTTTGGAGATATCCGCCAATTTATCCTGCTCGATGCCGAGATCCTTGACGGCATAGGCGGCTGCCGAGAAATCGTTGACGCTCATACCAGCTACCCGGGAAAAAACCTCCAGCTGCCGAGCATTTTCGGTGACATCGGTAACCATGCGGCTGATGCCATAGCCGGCGCCGAGTAAGCCAGCCAGGCCGACAAAACCGGTGACAAAGGCGGTCAGATTGGAGGTCATCCTGCCCAAGGGACCTTCCATGTTACGGAAGTTGGTGACCGAGCGGCGATGAACAGCCTCGCTCTTGCCCATTTCGGCATTGAGTTTTTGCACCTTGACCCGCAGCTTATCCTTGGCCGCGGCCAGCTCGGCCATGGAGTGTTCGCCACTGGCCTCCATATCTTTATAGGCACGCTTGAGCCCGTCTATCTCCGTTTCGATGGCGCGCCAGGAGCGGACGCCGAGCTGCTGCCGGGCGGCGATGGCGCGGGCCTGACGTTCGGCAGCGGCCTGCATATCGGCATACTGCCCGGTGATCTTGGACACCTCGACGCCCTGCTGTTTCAAGGAGGTCCTGGTGTCATCCATTTTTTGTTTTTGCTTCTGCAGGGAGGACTGCAGTTTTTTAACTTCCTGGGTAGCCTTTTTATAGCTGGCAGCAAAAGCCTCGCCGCCCGGTTCGCGCATGGCTTTGGCCAGATTGCGGACCTTGGCCTTGGCATCGACAAAATCCTTAGTGGTTTTTTTAAAGGACTCTTCCACCCCCTGGAGCACCTCGACCTGGTTGAGCTTCTTCAGATCGTCGGAGAGCTGCTTGATATTGCCCTTGCCTTCGTATTCGGCGCGTATGGTGTAGGTTAGTTTCTTAGCGCTTTGGGCCATTTTTTTTCGCCTTGGTATTTAGCTCGTTAATGGTGCGCTCGTAGAGCGGATAGTCGTAATCCCAGATAGTGGTAAAACCTATTTGGATGAGGTTGATACAATTTCTTTCAAGCTGCTCAGCTGCGCCTGCAGATTTGCGAAACTTGCCTCTTTCGCCGACATCCTTTTCTCCATGCCGGCGTAGGAAGGGTTTACCTTGGCTACCGCCTCCATCAGCTCTTTGACATCTTCCGGAGTCAGCTCCTCGATATCGGTCTCCTCGATACCCAACGCGGCATAAAAGGCGGGCTCCGGCAAACCATCCTCAAAGAGCATGTCTATCAGGCCGGCTTTGTAGTCCTTGGCTTCCACCTGCTGCAGCACCTCGCGCACCTGTTTGACGGTGAGCACGGTGGCCGTGAATTTTTTTTCGCCGATTGTTACTGTTTCCGACTGCGCCATGTTGTCTTTCCTCCAAAAATGCCCCGGCGAAAAACGGCGGGGCAGTCTTAATTTTCAGCTGTTACCACCAGCTGGGCTTTAGTTTTTTTTATCCGCCTGTTTCGCCCAGGATCGTTTGAGCATCTCGGCCGTCTTTGAGGTGACTTTGATTTTAGTGCCCCTGGGGCAGGGTTCGCCGGCATGGATGTGGGTGTCGGACTGGACTTCGATTTCCACCAGTTCCAGGGTTGGTTTTTTTTCTGCCATGTGGTTCTCCTGTGTTTTGTTTACTCGCTGCGCTTGTAATTCGAGTGGATGCCGGATCTAGTCCGGCATGACGTTTTAATTAGGTTCCGGGTTTTCTGGATTATCCAGCGTAGTATTGCAGCGGGATGCCGTTGATGACGCCCGGCGTGGTTTTGCCGTCCAGGGTTTCGAAGACCATGCTGAACTGCTGGGTGTCGAAGTCGGTATCCGGATCGGAAACCAGGTTGATTTCGGTACCGCTGGAGAGCACCACGGAATCGAACTCGGCGGTGATCTCGTCGCCGTTCTCGAGGTTTTTGCCATCGAGCAGGATGGCGACGCGGATCTGCGCCTTGGTGCCGATCTTCACCTGGTAGCCCGACTCGGCCGCATGATCGTAATCGGCGGTATTGGCGCCGGCGGTGACCACATCGGTCTTGATCAGCCGCACCAGGCCCAGGGGACCATTGACGTTGAAGTCGGTATCGAGCACGCCGAGGCCGATAACCACCGAGGCGGTATCCACACCTTTGTTAGCCAGCCGCACCCATTCACCCTCGATCAGGGTGACGGCCTCGCCGGTAACGGTGCCGCCGGCGCCGGTCAATTCCACTTCCTCCCCGGCAAGTGCCCAGGCGAAAACTGCGGCAAACATCTCGTGGAAGGTTGCCGAACCGCCGATGGATTCGATCTTGGTGATGGTGTGCTTGGATTGCCCGGCGGTGTCTTTCATACCGGATTTTTTAAACTTCTGGGCGGTGGTCACCTGCAGGGAAAAGGGATAAACCTCACCCGCCTTGCGAAAGCCACTGACCAGGGTTTTGTTGATGTCCAGCAGGCCGAAATAGATATCGCCCGCAAACGACAATGCAGATACGTTACTCATAATGGTTACCCTCCGTGGCCTCTGGCCACTACGAATTCAAGATTGAGCCGCGTGAAATAATAGGGGTGCGGCTGTATTCCGAGGCTGTTCTTCTCCGGGCTTCCCAGTTGGAAGGGTACCCGGTTGCTCAGTTTGTAGGGCTGAAACCAGGGCTTGTCGGTAATCTTGCCCAGGGCCATGGTCAAAGCTGCTATATCGGCGGTACCGGCGGCAATATCGCCATCGGTATAGATGCCGCCATCGAGGATCACCGCAAAGGAGGCCGAGGCCTTGAAGGTGAATACTCCCTGGTGGGCGGCCCAGCGCACCAATGGAAACTCGTCACCCTCCTGGTAGCTGCGATCCTTCTCCGACAGCATGGTGCCGACAACCTGTGGTGCTTTGAGGATCCCGCTCGGCTTATGGAAAAAGCGCAGATCCTGGGTTATTTCGATCAGCCTGGCTGTCAGCAGATCGGCAAAAGCTTTATTCATGAGCGCGCCCCCTTGACGTTCACCTGATAGTTGAGCTCCTGGAAAAAGAGCGTTTCAAATTCCCGGGCGAATTCTTCGCCATCGGTGGCCAGCACTTTGGCAATGGTGTCATCGATGGGCACCGCCGCCCGCAGCACGGGGAAACGACCTCCGCCAGCCAGGCCGCGATCGCCCGGCCGATGTTTTGTCGGGTAGAGCTCCGGGCTGTAGTGCTTGGAGTGCAGGCGGATCCACACATTGTCTTTGCCGCTGTAGATCCTGCCCAGGAAGGCGCCGAGATATCTACGCCGACCAACCTTGACCCCGCCGCTTTTGCCCGGCACTCCATAGGCCTGCGGAGAGCCGATGGAAAACGGCGAGACATCCCAGGTGCCGATCCACAGCTTCAGCTCCTCGTCCCCCGGCTCGACGCTGGAGGAGAAGAAGCGATCGCCGATAGCCTTGATAGGCAGACGCAGCTCTTTGGCTGCAGCCCGTTTGACCCTGGTTTCGAAACGCTTGCGGAACTTGCGCAGGGCCGAAGTCCGGGCGGCGTTCACCTGGTATTCGGTGGCCGCGGCCAGGTCGATACGCTGGTCAAGAAGATCCTGGTTTATAGCAACTTTCAGCATCAGCCCTGATAGCGGATAAAGGTGACAACGGCGGTGGAGGAGATGATCGATACATTTTCGACCTCCCAGTCCACACCGTTGATATCAACCCGCACGCCCTCGAGGATGGGCAGATCGGAGACGGGGCCCACCACTTTCATGCTGGTGACTATGGCTCCGTCGAAGCGGTCGAGCGGTTCCCGGCGTTCCGGTCCGCAGGTGGCTTCTATCTGCTGGCCATCGATGGTGATGGTCTGGCCCTCGAAGATGAGCGGTTCTTCAAACATGGATTATTTTTTCCCTGCCGGTTTGGCGGCTGGTTTGGTTTCCGGTTTGGTTGCCGGTTCGGTTGCCTCTTCGGCCGCTTGTTCCAGGGCGGCGACTTCCTGCTCGAGCTCGGTTACTTTGTCCTGCAGGGTGGTTATGGATTTGTTTTCTTCCTCGAGTTCGAGGATTCTTTTATTGGCCGCGGAGAGGGCCTGCTCCATAACCTGCTTTTCTGCTCTGGCCGCTTCGTGGGCCTGTCTCCTCTCCTCTTCGGCCTCGGCCCTGGCTTCCTCTTCCTCCTTGATCCTGGCCTCTTCTGCGGCCTTGGCATCGGCTACATCTTCGGCCGGGAGAAAACGGCGGATATAGGGCACGGCCAGTTCGTACATTTCCCGGCGTTCATAGACACCACCGCCTTTATTGACAATCTTCAGGGCCTCTCCCCGGTCGGAACCGAGGTAGAGAATTATCCCTTTTTCGTTTTTTGATTTGCCGGCAAAGCCGAGCACAACAAAATGTCTCATGGTTTTTTCTCGGTAGTTGTGTAACTAGTTGTGGCCACCATCTAATGGAAACGAGGTGGCCGGAAGGCTTATATGGTAGTTATCCGGTGCCCGGCGTAATCGGTAAGTGCGCCTGCAAGTCCTCCCTGCGAGCCGGCTACCGCGCCATACATTACCGCCACGGTGCAATAGACATCGAAGGTCCCCTGTTCAACCCACTTGATGCCGAGCAGAGTGAGACCGGTATCCTCATCGGTCATCGTCTCGAAGCTCGCCACCTGGGGAATGCCCGCGGCCTTGGCGATCTCGTTGGCATCGGAGGGCACCCTGGTGGCCAGCAGGATTGACTCGCGCGTACCGAAAAAGGCGGTCTGTGATTGGGCATTGTCCGGCATGTCCGGATATTCCCAGATATTGGAGAAGCCCTGGATCGCCTGGAGATGGCCGAGGGCCTCCTCTCCAATGCGCTGACCGTGGTAATCGCCGCTGGCTATCCGGCTGTCGGAGGTCAGGGTCGACATGACGCCGGAGTTGACGATACCGAAGCGGCCCAAAGTGCTGGCGCCCTTGCCGTTCATATCCTCGCGCACATTGATGAGCATATCGAGATCGCTGTTGGGGACGGTGAAAACACTCGACTCGCTGAAGTTGGCGGCGACAACCAGAGAGAGGCAATAGTCCGCCATGGACTTGGCCAGCACATAGCCGCAGTTCATCGTGGCCTCTTCCAGCAGATTGATTTGCTTCACCGTGCTGGCCATGTCGAGGAAATCCAACTTGATCGGCACATGCTTATGGCGATCGATGGTTACCGGCACATCGGTGAGCAGCGATTTGGAGTCGGCCGCGTTGGCTTTGTAGCCGGTGGCGGCATCATAATCCTGGACGGTGGGCAGACCGGCGATGCGGGCCTGGACGGTCTGGTTGAGTTTTGCCCGCTCGTTGCTGAAATCGGTGGCGAAGGCATTTACAAGAAATGGCAGGCGGACCTTGAAGGCATCCATTACCAGTTCAAGAATTTGGGTGGTAGACAGTGTTAAAGCCATGGTCTTTCCTCTTTATTTTGTGATGGTTGGTTAAACGCTTACGCTTGAGAGCGTGGGCTTATGCCGTCCCGAAGCGGGCCTGGCGTTTCTTTTTTATCTTCTCGACAGCTTCGTTTCCTTCCGCGGCACTCTGGAGATCGTGCTCGGTTTCCTGAGTGGAAGGGTTTTTGATCGACAGCGTTTCCCGCCATTTTCCAGGCGACTGGCTGAGGATGTGCTCCCGGAACTCCTCGAGGGATTTACCGTCTGCCGCAAACTTTTCCGCATCTTTGGCAAAGCCGAACTTGGCGCCGAGCTCGCGGATATCCGCCTGCCGTTTGCGGTCCACCTTGAGCGCGGCGGCGACTTGTTCCTCAACGCTCAGCTCTTCCGTTTCCTGCTCTGCAGCGGGGCCTTTTTCCTGAGAAACAACCTCTGGCTTCTTCCCCTGGATCTCTTCTTTCTTCTTTTCCGTCTTCTCTTCTTTTGGTGGCATGGTGGTCTCCATTTTGTGGTTTTGGTATCGCTCTAAAAACTCGTCAAATTTTTCGCCATGTAAAACAATGGCTTCCATAATTTCAGGGCTCTTGGTCAGTGCCTCAAAAACCTGGGGGTTAAGATCAAGAAACTCAGTGATCTGGCCGGCGACCGTCTCGCCGGAAAAAGCGGAGAACAAACCGTCGTTGGCGGCAGGCTCATCGACGCAGTCACAGGCCATCAGCTTTTCGCATTCGATATAATCCGGACCGGGTGTCTCTCTAAACTCCGAGTTGCGGTCTCCATCAACATTGTAGGGGTAAACCTTTTCACCTGCGGTGTTTTTCCGGTAGGTTGGACCCTGGATGAAAACTATTGAAGTGCCGAACATGTCCTCCTCGTTCTCGGCCATGCCCATCACGTATTTGTGCAGATCGCCATTCGGGGTGTCTTTGGCCGTTTCACTCAAGTGCAGATCGGCAAAACAACAGGTGGCCTCGGTACCGTCTTCCCGGCTGGTCTTGCCGGTGGTAAAGTTTTTGAACCGGCCGATATAGGTGCCCAGGGATTCGCTGCACATGTTCGGATGGCCAAAGCGCGCCTTGAGCCCACGCCGGAAACCGTTGCCGAGTGCGGCGACGTTTTCGATGAATTCGGGATCAAGGGAAAATCCATGGCCCTTGGCCTCACCCTCGGAGCAAACCTTGACTCCTGTTATCACACCCGCGGCCTGGTCTACTTTTTTGGGGTTCGACTTTAAATAGCCGGTATCACGCCAGCGTTTTTTGCTCATTGCTCATTTCCTTTTGTCTTGCCCGGCTCAGTTGTTTTATTTTCACTGAGCAGGCCGCGCTCCTCGAGCGCCTTTTTCTCTTCCGCCAGCCCGTCGGCGGTTTCGATAAAATCCGCCCCGGATGTTTCGGCAATAATCGCCTGGCGGGTGCGAATATTCCCTTCAATTGCTCTGAGCTGAGCGCTGACCTCTTTCACCGGATCAACCCAGGTCCAGCCGCGCGGCCGCCAGATAACCTCCGGATCCTGATCCTGCTTGTTGTCCGGTATACTGATCAGGCGGGTAGCGCTTACGCTCCAGTCATACCACTCATCGAATATCGGCTGGTAATGACCATCGATCATTTCCGCCTGCACGCATCGCCAGCCCTCGCGATCCTCAAGGAGCGCCTGACGCAGGCTGGAGTAATTGACATCGGAATAATTGTTGGAAAGCGAGGGCGAGCTGACATTGAGCCCGTTGGACAGTTGCTGCATAAAAACTTTATGGCCGCTTTCATAGGTGCTGGTCGGGTATTCCGGGTCGAAAGTGCTCAGCTGCATGCCGCCGGGGATCACGTCAAAGCTCCCTGGGGTGGCCTCTATCTGGCTGGCGTCAAACTTTTCGGTGTCTTCTTCTTCGTCTATGAAATGCCCTGGATCCTTGGCGGAGAAAAATCCCATCTTCGAGGCCGCCACCCGCCAGCCGACCACGATAGCCTCGTGCACGCCGTTGAGCATTTTCGCTTTGTGCATGATCGCGGTAAAATCAGGGATCCCTCTGAGCTGGCCGACAAACTCATGACGGAAAATATGGATAATCTGGTCGGCGGGGATTCTCTGCCGCTTGGCGTTTCTGCCGACAAATTTACGGTTGGGGTGATTCTGGCTGAAGTGGTAGGCTATCGCCCGATCAAACTCGTCAAGCTCGATTCCCATTTCGACCCTATTGCCGTTGGGCAGCTCCGTGCAGTAACTGCTGTCCAGCAGATCGGGGTTGAGGAATCTCAGGGCAAATTTATGGCGGTTATGGGGATAGCCGGGCAGAGTCTGGATGAAGCACTCGCCGTCGATGGCCCTGGTCTGCAGACTCAACCAGCCGATCTCCCGCATGGACAACTGACCGCAGGCGCTCGGGGAGACAAAGCGGCCGCCCCGGCGACGCTTGGCGCAGAACAACGACCATTCCCTCTCTGTCTCTTCGTTCAACTGGACGTCGGGCTGTCCGTCGCTCAGCTTGTTGTTTGCCTGCAGCTTTATTCCCAGATGACCGAGGACGTTTTGCTTGAGCAGAGCGAGAAAGCGTTTTGCCGTATCATCGTTTCTGGCAAGATCGCGGGAGCGGGCCCGCAGCTTCGCCAGGTCATTGCGCAAAATTGTATTGATCTCAAGAGGCAACAAGGCCCAGTCGGCAAGATTTCCGTCATTGGCTCCCTTGAATCCGGACATCAATGCCCGATGCCGGCTCCGGAGCTTACTGATCATTTTGGAGGAAACAGGATTTCCCTTGCTGTCGTAGATGACTATTGGTGCGCTCAATTGACAAACCTCGAGGTTATGGTTTTTTTCCATCTGCCCTTTTTGACCACCCGCATCCGTTTAAATTCCTGCAGCGCCTCGATCTGTTCGGCGAGCGTCATGTCCTGGATACGCACGCCGTCAAACTCCCGGACCAGCTGCTTGTTGCTGGCCCGCCCGGCAAGGGAAGCTTCCAGGGCATCGATGGCGGTATCGAGCCAGTCGCGGCCGTCATGGCTGGTGAGGGTGGAGAGATCGGCCAGCACCTCGATGCTGCCGCGATCCAGGGTGGACCGGTAGCCGTCGCCGGTGGCGATCAGCTGATAGTCGTAGCGGCCGGCGGTGAGAGTGGCGCTTTCCAAGGCGGAGATGGTGAAGGTGTGGGTGGTCTCGCTGCCGATGGCGTCAAAGGTCTGCTTCGACTCGGCCCCGGCACTGATGAGGACGATACTCAGGGCGGAGGTGACTGCAGGATAATCCGGTAGAACCTCACTCCAGGTGACGGTATCTCCGGCGGTCAATTTTCGTGGTATTTGGCTCGTGGTTTCCATGGCGAATTAGTACCATGGGTTTTTGGTCAAAATTTAAAAAGGACGTAAAAGGGGCCTAAAAGGATCTAAAAGGACGTAAAAAGCTCTTGACACGTTTTTTAGAAGACAGAATCAAGAAGTTAGAAACCAGAAAAAAAGATATAAATAAAAAGCCCGCATCTTTTAGAGGGGGATGCGGGCTAGTTGCTAGTATCAGATTTTCATTTCTTTGTTTTTTTCATTTAACCATAGGCAGGCTCCTCCTGGTTAAGGTTTGCTGTTATGCCGGTTGATCCGGCTTCCATAATCTGAATTGCTGTTATAGTTGCTCAAACCGAAGGGGCATCAATAATCTCATGGAGCATGTGCTCAACCCTTTCCGCATCGTGTATAATTTCCAATGTTTCGTTTTTTGCCATAACTAGATGATCGCCTGCAAAAGTACCGGATAACATCAAACAGTTTTTGGCCAAGCAAATTCTTTTCTCCATCACGGACATTATTTGGATGACATCTTCTTTATCTTTTATCTTTTCTTCTTCAGTCTTTGGCATTGTCATATCAACCTCATAAAATAAAATTATAACCACTTAGAAGAGCATCACGCCATTGGCCGACCGCGACCACATTCTTTGCATCCTGCGTCCATAGGAATTCCGTGTTTACAGATCGGAGGATTTGGTGGCCGATTAAGATAAACTGGATAAGCCTTATTGCCTTTGATAAGAAGGTCCAGTGTATCTCCGTTGTGGTCAATTGGGTGTACGATAATCCTTACACCACTACTGCTTTCATCCTGAACGGAAACTCTAAAATCAGGAGTTACAGGAACAACAACACCGTCCCACATTTCATGGTCAACTTTCAATCTCAGCAAATCTTCAAGCGTTTTCATATATCACCTCTTTGGTTGATGTTACCTTCCGGACGGTCGATTTACTTACAGGCACTGCAAAGATCATCCTCGATCCAGTAGCAAGGCTCGCCGGTCCGCTCAACACACCCAGAGCAATCATCGTCGGTGCAGCCACAAACCCGGCAACTCCTCTTCGAACCGACATCCCACTCACTTTCCATAATGATATAGCCGCACTCAGTGCAGGTATGCACATAAGACCACCAGGGCCGGGTATGTTCTACCTCGGCACTCTGCATGCTCTGGCACCCCGGACAAACGATGTTTTCAAGGTGTGAGGCTATTTTGTTTTCTTCATCCATCTAAAATCACCTTTCTGTAAAGAGCGGCCCGCGGATCCGCGAGCCGCCCAGGTGGGTAATTACTTCTGCACTTCCTCTAAAATCTCGGCAAAATATGGAGCGCAGCTTTCGCCGTAAGTCTCGGGCGATTCGGCAAGCTTCTCGCTTTCTGTCTCGAAAGCAGCGGGATCTTCGCGGAAACGGCGTTCCCATTCTGTGAAGGCGGAGGCTACGGCGGAGAGGGGAGCGCAGATCATTTGTTGGTTGTCCGCCTCCGGAGGGGGAGGGTTGCTTTGTTTTTTCATTATTTACTCCTGGTTTATTTTTTTTTGAGCAGATTAAATGATTGAAACACCATCAATCTTTGTTCGATATACGGACATCGCCTTCATATCAGCCGGCCATTCTGTCATGGGATATAGCCGCAGATCCTCACCAAGGGTCTTAATTTCGACCTTCGGCCGAGGGGTGCCAAACTCTTCAAAAGCCGACCTGGCCTCGGCGCCATACTTTCCAATCCAGTGCATACGTTCTGATTTTGTTATATCAGGCCATCCCACCCAAAGGGAATTAATGTCGCCGTCAAAGTCACATACCAGCTCCCAATCTGGATTTTGGCGTTGCCACTTGCGAAATTTTTCGAGAGAATTTTCCATCACCTCGAAGCCCGGGAGCTCACCACAACTATGCCCTTTCTCCACCAGGTATCCTTCCTGGCAAGACTCACAAAATTTTAAATTACTCATCACGATCCTTTTCAGTTTTACGATCAGCCTTCAGCGCCACCAGGCAATCAAACATCTGCTGATAGGCCTCGCCGTCGACGGCATACTCATCAGAGTCGATGGGCGCGGCGCACTCGACCACCTGGTCGACCGCATCGGCCAGGGCTTGGTATTGCTTGATCAGTTCATTCTCTTTTTTCTTTGGCCGATAAAAAGCACACTCTTCTGCTCTATCGTTTTGCAAGCGGCAAAGACTACCCCCAAACAAATTGCACTCGATGTCATCACATTTCATTTCCTTCTCCGTTATCAGTTTATGCCGGGGATTTTTTCTGGCGATTGATATTGTCGTGGTATCGTGCATCCACGGTTAATAAATTTTCATATAATTATTTTCGCCATTGGCGCATTTTTTGTTTGACATATTTACGCCATTGGCGTATATTGTAATTAAAGGATGAGGAAAAACAAACCCAACCCAAGGAGAACAAAATGAAAATAGCTAGAGCCAAAGACGTAACGAGATGCGAATCCGGGATTCTTGCAGACTCCAAAGGCGAATTTAAGCACTACACGATCTGGGGATTTGACGAAAAATCCCGAATTAACTTCGACGACGGATACGCAAGTGTCTATAAAGTTTATGTCGATCATAGCGATGTCCTCGGAGCCTCTTTCATAATAGAGGGACTGGACTCGCAGATCGCAGCACACAAAGAGGCAGTTTTGAGGGCTGTTAAAGCGATATGAAAATACGACTGAGTAATGAGATTGACTGGGCGGCAGAGTTTGTCGCCCACGATCCGCACAGCCTTGAATCTGGTAGCCGTCTTGCTTGGAGAAAATTCTTGAACGATCGAGGTATAGCTCCCGGTCAGAAATTGTTCCTGCACTACTGGAACGGAAAAGAGTGGTGCAGTTCGGGTCAGGTCGGACTTGACGGAAAAATAAAATTGCCGCCCACCCCACACACTATTGACAGAGTCGCCAAAAAGAACAGATGGGCTGATCTGTTCGAGGCATTGTGCACCAGTTGCAACTATGCGGTGCAAATGAATGGTTTGGTTGATTTTGTTAGTCTCGATGAGGATGACATCAAGCAGTGTAGAGAGGTGCGCAAAAAACATTTTAGGGTGATAAAGTGATTTCAATATCTTCCGGACCTGCCCCCGTTTTCCTCGACGGTGGGCAGGAAGTGCCGACACCAAAGGGATTAAAGAGCACTCGCAAGGAACTGGCCTGGTCCGTCGAGCAGATGGGCCAGGCGCTCGGCGTATCCCATCGAACAATCCAAAATTGGGAGTGCGGCCGGCGAGAAATCCCAACAACCGCCATCCTGTTATTACGTTGCCTGTTGTCAACTTAGCCTCCATATTCGTGCAGGCTCACCCTGCACGATAATACTTTCAACTCGGTCAAATATTTTCGACAACTACCACAGCGCCAGGCATCGGCTGAGCATCACCATTACATTCACAAGGCATACCCGGACTACACTGACAGCCGCCCTCTATTCGCTCATCCCATGCCTGCAGAGGATGCTCCTCGCAAACCCAGCCCAGGCCCTTGCAAATCTCACACACGGCGAACCTCCTTAACAATCCAATATTGATTACCGCCGCAACCTCCGCCGATCCCGCTGCAATCATCAAGGGAATAGAGGGCGCAGCGGTGGCAGTCCTCCAGCCCGCCGACACCCGGAACCAGTTTATATTCTATCTGCGAGGGCCAGATCCGGCCGCCGTTCTTTCTCTCGGAGGGCACCGGGCCACCGGTGTAGAATCGTTTACACATCACGTCTCCTTTTTATTCCTGCAGCAAGTTCCGCTTATGATAGGTCTGCACGTTCTCATGATACTGCTGGATGGCGGGCCGCACATACCACCGGTCGAGCACAATGATGACGGCGATGAAAATAAGGATCAGTAGGAGGGTAGATTTTTTCATGGTTTTCCTTTCAGTTTTTTCCTTCTTTTTCTAAACACAACTCTGCATACCTGATGAGGACGGCATCCGACTCATCCCGCCAGTTCGATACTTCCGCCCTTGCCGCGTTCAATAGATTTTCTCCGGTTTCCCTGGTTGAGTCATAACCTGAGTCTGCCGGGTAGAGCTGTTCGATGATGTCGATAGCATGCTGCCTGTCCATGAAAGCCACCTTTTGGTTTGATAAACTTTTAACTTCCGCATACTCAATACTGCTCATGCCGTCCTTGCTGACCTCGAGGACTTTCCCTAGGATGATGGCGAAATCGTTTTCCTTTGCCGTCTCACCATGCTCTCCTTCCCATCCTTCTTTTGGGATGATTCCAAGATCTTTCCACTCAACCCTGGCAAAAGGCACGGTGCCGTAGCCGTTTTTAAAGAGGACCTCGTCAAATTCGATGGCGAAACCATCCTCATTCAGCATCCGCTTGCGCCAATATTCCTTCCCTTCCCGAAACTCGGTTTTCTTCTTGCCGGCGGCGATCAGGTCGAACCACTTCTTTTTGACGGTCAGGTGTAAAACTTTTTTGGGCATGGTTTCCTCCATTATTCGTCTGCTGATTGTTTGCTGTCGAAGTAGTATCTTTTGCGCTGCTCAATCCAGTTCATCAGGTCGGCGTGGGTGGCCAGCCAGGTCTTTGAATCTTCCTCGATTTTAAAAGCCGGGAGGCCGAGGTTTTTGACATAATGACCGATCCGCTTGTGATCGATGCCGGCGGCGGAGCCAATCTCTTTGGCCCCGCGATAGACCAATGGTTTCGGCTCAGTAGTTATTGACAAAGCCACCTCCACCCTGACGCTTGATTTTTTTCTTGCCGGTACCCGGCTTCTTCTTGTTGCGTATGCCCAGGATCTCGGCCAGGGCGATGCCGTAGACCGCGATATCCCAGTGGTGATTCGGCTTGCCGCTGGGGCACTGCCAGTATCCCCGATCGTCCCGGTATTCGGCGCACATCTGTTTGGCGTAGTCTTTGCCGATGCCGGCATGCAGGGTAAGACCGCCGCGATCGCCCGGCTCTATCTGCAGCTTGCGGTCGAGCTCGTCTTTGTACAGGGTGACATTGAGGGTATAGAGCTTGAGCCCGCCGGGGATAGGCACCTTCTTACCGACCGAGGAGGGATAGAAGTCCAGCCGCTTGACCGTCCAACCTGATTCCAGCGAGCGCTTTCCTTTTAGGGGGCGGAACAGGGGATTGCGCCTGCAGAATTCATAGACCTCGACGGTGCGGCTATGCTTAGGCTTATCCGGATTGGTGCCGCCGCCGGAATCCATAAACCCCACCTGGCAGTGGTAGATATTGCCTTCTGCGTCCTGGTATTCCTGCCGCGCTTTTTCCTTGAGGATCTCGAATGTCTCGATGAAACCATGATCGATCACACCGATGGCGAGATCCCGGCCGTAGTGATAGGCCCAGACCTGATAGAAAAAACCGACGCGCTGGGTGTCGACCAGCAGCACCAACATGCAGCAGTTTTTCGGCACAATCTCTTTCGGAGCGGTCTCGTCGACCAGGCGCAGGACAAAGTCTTCATCCCGATCTTTTTGTTCGTGGACATAATCGACGGCCTCATAGCCGTTGGCCCAGGCTATCTTGTCGGTGGTGGAGCCGTTTTCGGCCTTGAGCCAGGCGGCAGCGATCTCGGTGAGCTCGACATCGAGGCAGTCGAAAGAGCGGTGATGAAAGCCGACGGTGGTCGGCCGGATAATGTTCTCACCCTTGATGCAGACCCATCTGCCCGCGCGGATCGCGGCGGTGCGTTCGAGCTCGTTCCAGACCACGCCGCAGTCGTTGCAGATATAGCCTATCTGAGTTTCCGTGGTGCTGTCTTCCGGATCCAGGCCCTCCGGGATGTCCAGGTGCTCGCCATCCATCTTGATGAGATTATCGCAATGGGGGCAGCGTTCGCGGTATTCCCAGACCTGGGCGCAGGACATCGTGCCCTTGTAGATAAAGAGCTGGGCAGGGGTCGAGCAGAAAAACCGTTTATAGCGGCCCTTATACAAGCGGTTTCGTTTACGGATCAGGGTGATCGGATCGGCTTCGCGCCCGGCCCGCTCCGGATATTTGTCGACCTCGTCGCCGAAACAGTGCTTGGCGGCAAAGGTGGCCATGGATGAGGGGGAGTTGGCATGCGCCGGCCGGATGGTGACTCCATGGCTGAGACGGATCCGCGACAGGCTGGTATCCGCTTCTTTCTTGGAGATATATTTTTTCAGCCTTTTTGAGGCTTTGAGCATGGGAATGATCTTGCCGCCGGTGACCTTGTTGGAGGTATCCTCGGTGGGCATCAGGTAATAGATATCGCCCTGGTCGATGTCGGCCGCCCAGTGCAGGCAGTTGAGCGCGGTATTGGTTTTGCCGCTCTGGTCGACCCCGCAAAACCAGACCTCGCGCACATAGGGCTGGCTGTAAGTGTCCATGATCTTGACGGTGTGGGGGGCGAGCTCGTGCCGCCAGGGGCCGTCGTGCGGAGCCTCGGTGACCACCCTGTAGTCGGCGGCATGTTTGGAGACGCAGATCTTATCCGGCGTTTTCATCCGCCGTTTGACCACATGGGGTAGAGAAAACTCGAACGAACGCCCGGCAATGCCAGCGGCGATATTGGCCGGGACATACTCGGGGATCGGTATTTCTCTTGCCACCAGCTCCATTATTATTTCTGTTCCTCAAAGGTACCGGTTGCCAACCATTCCTGTAAACGAACCACAAGGCCCTGCACCTGTTCTCTGTTTAAATGCATTCTTCCGGGCAGATGCACCTCTTCTGGAAGCGGATAATCTACCCAACCGGTTATCTTTTCAGTTTTAACTCCGACAGAAGCCGCCTGACTCGCGAGTACTTGAGGTTTCGGATCGTCAATACCTAGCCAAACAGCCGAAGTACCAGGGTGATCAAACGAATTTTCACCATTCAAAATGATACTGCTGCACTGCAACGAGCAGTCCTCTCCGTAGAAATCTTTAAATTCAACCAAAGGAAAACCCCTGTGGCTGGTTGTCTTCTTGCCAAGCTTTTTAGTTTTCATAGTCATCATCCTTTAAGAATTTGATGGAGATTTTCCGGCCCGCCACTTCATTGAAGGCTTTGTTGACAATACCCTCGAGGTGCTCGAATACCTCTGGAGCCCTGGCCGCATCGCCGCCGGCAGCTAGGGTGATCTCGATCTGGCCGGAGTGGAGATGCCGCCTGATGGTATCGCGCAGGGTGCCGACCATGCCGGCAACCACGGCCCAGGCGTCCTCGGCGTGCAGCCAGTTTTGATCTTCTTCGCGCCGCATCCGCTCCGCCTTCATCTCGGCAATCTCGGCATCGGACTTGTCTTTGCGGTAAATGAATTCCGAGCGATCAAGCGCCGACGGATCGGAGGCCTGTTTGTCCTCGAGACTGCGGCCGTAGACCGACACTTGATATTTACTGACCGTGCCGTCGGTGTTGAGGACCGGGAAACCCTTCTTTTCGATATCCCCGTAGAATTTGCCGATGGAGATTTTGAAGCCTTCGGCGATCAGCCAGTTGTGGGCTTCCTTGCGGTTCTTGAAATATTCTGCAATCGGTTCGGTCTTCATTATGCCGGGGAACCGAAGAGGATTTTCCGAGCTACTTCGATGACCATGAGCTTGTCGCCGATCTCCTCGAGGCGTTCCACCCTGGCTACGAGATCAGGAGGAAAGATGCGGCCGGGACGGAGTTTTTCAAAAGATCCGGGAGGCATGGTCTCTTCATGAATTTGGTTTTCTTTCTTGAACTCCGAAACCGAAACAAAACCTTTTTGAGGATCCGGAGAGCTTGTCTCGCACAACTCAGACTGCAGTGGCATGGTGCCGAGTTTTTCCAGCGCGGCCAGTAAGGCCTGCGGATTGTTTTTGGCATAGCTTAAAACGATACCGCAGCTGGAACATGCACGAAAGCCGTACTGAAGCTTGAGCTTGCGGGGTTTAAAACAGAGTACGCAGGGTTCATGATTTTCCACGGTTTTCTCCTTGGTTGCCTTTTTACCTGGCGATTTTTCCATGTTTGTTTCCTCTGCTGGTTCTTGATCGAGCCAGTTTTTATGGACTTTCTTGAGAAGAAAGAGCCTGTTGTGTTTCTCTATATCACTGTCAGAGCTGGTGATAATGTCGCCAAATGGATTTTCAGCAGCTGTTTCCATGCCTGATATACCCTCCGAAAGCCTGCTTTACTTCGATCGCCTGCCGTGCTGCAGCGATTCTCTCTTCTGCCGTCATCCCTGCCGTTGCCGTCTTCAAGCGCTCCAGCTCATTCTGCGAAAAAACGGGCTTGCCCTGGTCGGTGAGCTCTTGCCACTTGGCGGTGTCGTTGGTTACGTAGATGACCAGGCCATCGGAGAGCTCGATCTCGATAGCCTCCGGAGGCGATTTTTCGGCGGGCTTCTCTTCCGGCATCGCGGGAGGTTTGGGTTTTGTCGAAACGACCGGCGGCTTATTAAAGGCCAGTTTGATCTGTAAACCCTTGGGCAAACCGTCAACTATCCAGGACTTGAGATCGATCCCGGCCTGGTAGGCGTCTCCAGGATCCTTTACACCATCGGCAAAGGCGGGCAGGCGGCGGTAGTGCTTATAGGTTTTGGTCCACCAGGGCTGCTCGCGATCGCCGCCCTTGTCATAATCGAGACCGCCGAGGATGAAACTTGCCCGCTGCAGAACGGAGTCGGCATACACGTCCGGCCTGGCCGAGCTGTTCCATGTAGTCATTGCGCCGATCTTGCCGTGCATGGTGCCGGCCAGCAAGAAGGCATCGAAGCCGGATTCGACAATCACGAAAACCTCCGCCGCGGGATGCAGCACCATGGCGGCCATGGAGGAACCATCGAGAGGGAGGTAGCGTATGTGGCTGCAGAATGCGGCGACATCCTCATCGCGCCGGCGGATCCGCAACTGGATGAGAGCGCCGTCTTTATCAAAACAGGGGATCACCCAGCCGCGCGGGATCCATAGTTTCTTTTCCTTACCGCCCTGTTTCTTGGGAGCCAGCCCCCAGGCCGAGCGCGGTCGGTAGCGATCTCCGCCGCGGCTGCTCATGTTGTAGCCCAGCCCGTAGGTGTCGATCATCTGTCGCGTAATGCCGCGCTCTTCCAGCCAGGCTATGGCCTCCGGTTCGGCGGCGAGTCTTTTGCGGCAGTCGGCCAGAAGGTTGCCGGCCTTTTCCTGCCAGATGGGCCCAGGTGTTGGATATGTGCGTGGCTGCCACTCGGGATGATCAGTGGGGCAGGCCGGAGGCGGCTGATACCTTCTGGGCTGGTAGGTGGTATTTCCCGGCAGAGCTATATCCAGCTCGCTGCAGGCCTGCTGGAAAGACAGCCCGGAAACTTTCTGCAGAAAGGCAATGGTGTCGCCGGCCTCTCCGCACTGCCGGCACCAGAATCGCCCTGGGGCCAGCCCGCCGGTTTGTTTGGCCGGCCAGATATGGAAACGATCACTCTCCCCGCCTTTCCCACCATCGCCACATACCGGGCAAGCTGAAGAGTATTCACCGCCGTCGACGGAAGAACAGCGCCGGGGAGTATAACCCTGGCTGCTCATGAGACTGAGAAGATCTGCCATTTTTTTACCTCCACCCCAAGCTGTGTAGGATAGGCTGTATCTTGGGTGTATGTAGTTTGCGACAAGGTTCATTTGAAAAAATCATTTATTTCTATATAGTTAGTTTCTTATTTCTTTTTTTATGTACCTAATGAATAAGAAATAAGAGAAATAGAGTTTAGATAAGAAAAGAAAATAGAGAGTTTTTTTCCGGTGAAACCCTGCACTCCCTTCACCGCTGCAAAGCAAGAAAGATACATTCCAAAACCTCTTCTTCTTTTTATTTTGTGTAGGAAGTGAATAATCTTTAGGTAAAGTATTTTTTAGTTTCCCCCCAACGCTGAAAAATACTCTTGCGTGAAAAGGTTCACTTCCTACACTGACAATTATCCCTTTAGGGGAAAACGCCTAGTCGCGCGGCATAGCGGCGTCGAGCATACGCTTTTCCCATTCAGGATTAAGCCCAATCCCTCTGTAATAGACGCCATCCCCGCGGCGGACTTGTTCGAATTCTCCGCGGGCCTTTAGTTTGACCCCAAAGGCTCGCTGGGTCGGCGTCTGGTTTTTCTTCGCGTTAACATTTTCTTGGTACCAGAGAGTGAAAGCGACATAGAGGGAAGTCGAGCCAGTGTCCCTCTCCGGATCTGTCTTGATACAACAGGCATCAATAAACTGACCAATCCAGTCGGCGTCGGCCTGATAATCCTGCGTTGTATTGAGCACCGATAGCGGCGGCGTGAGTTTCTTGCCATTGGCCTGCCAGAGCAAACAGCCCTCGATCATCATGACAAGAAACTGTTCATCCATGCCCTGGAGTTTTTCTTCTATATCCGCATCCGCCAACATTTCATTTTTGGACTCATCCGGGTTGTCCTTGACAAAGCGCACCGGATGATCAATGAGAAAGGTCCTGTCCCAGAAAGCGGGATCCCCGGTGGGTGGTACCGGCTCATGGTTGCCGATCATCAGCGCCAGATGAGTCGGCTCGAAGTTGCGCAGCTCTTTGTCATACGGATTGCGGCCTTCCAAGGTATCGCCGCCGGTGATCCGCTTGACCTGCGAGCTGGAGAAACGAGAACCCTCCTCCACCTCGCTGGACACGGCAAGGCGCAATCCTTCAAGCTTCATGATCCCAGGGTCCGTCTGGTTCGCCGATCTGGGCTGATTGGATTTGAGGAAGAGCTCGCAGGGGATCATCGCCGCATAGTCGCCCATGACCCGCATGATAGTGGCGATAAAAAGCGATTTGCCGTTACGGCCGCGGCCGAGGAAAAAGGGAAAGACATGCTCGGTGGTAAGCCCGGTGAGGCCGTAGCCCAGCAGCATTAGCACGAAGAGAATCTTTTCCTGGTCGCCGTTGTAGATGGTTTCGAGAAACTTTCTGGCTTCATCGGTATTGGTATCGAGGCCCGTAAAGTTACAAGAGCATTGTTTGCTCACCAGCTGCGATGGTTCCCCTGGGTAGAGCTCTCCAGATCGGAGGTCGACCACGCCGTTTTTGACGCCGAGCAGCCACGGATCCTTATCGAACTCGTTACCCTCTATGGAAAATGGGTTGCCGAAATGAGTGTAGGAAAACTTTACACAGGCGTTGCGCCCCTTTTCCTGCCGGAGTGCTTTGATCTTTTGCTGCAGAATTCCTATCTTCCGGTTCCAGGCCTTCTCGAATGTTTTGTGATCTTCCGGATCGTTCTCTTTTTTGGACTTCTCGATCTTCTCCTCAAGGACGATTATCTCCTGTCCGTATCTCTCCGTCACGTATCTGACCAGGGCCAGGACCAGATCAACCTTATCCCGGCGCCAGACATTTCCGCACCAGACATACCAGGAGGCATTGGCCGCAGCATAAAGCAATTTGTTTTCAAGGAGCGCCGCCAGCAGCATGCCGTCGCCCTCACTATCGGTGGTCAGACACTCCATCACATATTTGCCGTCCACCTCGTTCGGCGCCGGCGGATCCGCACGCTGCTCTTTCTTGCTGATCAGTTCAACCAACTTCATGCAGCAACCTCCGCCACCACGCCGACAAATTCCATCATATCACCGAAAAATTTCATTATTTCACCTAAACCATTTTCCCAAATGGAGCCAAACGTCGCGCGCTCAACGACCCGCTAGCGCCGCTGGTGGGAAGGACCCGTAGTTGTTTGGCTTGTTTATGAACCTTGCTCGAGATCTTCTTGAGAAGAAGAGAGAGGGTGGGCGGAACGGCCGCTGCGGCGTTCTCCTGACGGAGAAGGGCCAGGGCAGGGAAGGTACAGCAGCGTCGGGGTAGGCGGCTTGCGCTGTTATTGCCTAGCATGGCGCACCTCTGTGTAGTAGGGGGTAGGCGGCTCGGTGGGTTGGCCCTGGTCGGCAGTGTGGTACTTCAAGTGGTATCTAACTGAGGGAGGCTGGCAGGCCAGCTTAACCAACTGGAACATGCAGAGGTTGGTTATGCCGATCACAACCAGGATGACAAACATTACTGGCATGAACTCTGCCGCGGTCATCCTGGTCCACTTGATCGCCTTCAGCCATCGCTCGTAGAACAATCGTTTAATTCCCATGCCTTATCTCCTTTGCCGTTCAGGTGCAATAATATCCTGTCGCTGGGCTTCCTTGGTTACCAGCTATCCACTTATCCTTTAGCGCCAGGCGCGTTAGGGGCTGTCAGTACGCCAGAGAAATATCAGGGCAAACAGGGGTGGGGGATCGTTCGACAGGAATACGGCAACACCTTTCTCTCTCTTTCTCGTTCTCATAAAGCTGTAACCTCTTTCGTCTTGCGGCCACGCCGACGACGCGTGACAGGTTGCTTGGTGGTGACCAGGGCTGCCCTGGGGATAAGACAGCGGCCCTTGGCTTTGCCGGAGGGCCGGGTATAAGCGATCGATCTATTGTGGATCCAGCGAAGGATGGTCTTTTGGCTCACCTTGGCCAGGGCTGCAGCCTCGGCAACCGTCAGCATCTCCTCCGGTGCGACATGGTTGGCCAGCAACACCTTGACCATGCCGGTCAGGTGGTCCACCTGGTCCCGGAGTTCGGCGAGCTGCTTGCTGGTTGTGTCCTTGTTCATCAGCCGTTGTACCTGCGCCAGAGTTTTTCGGCTTCATCTCTGCCCATGTCCCACTGTATTTGGGCCGAGCGGTCCGCAGCTGCCCCCATCCGGCTTTGTAGGTAAGGGTTGGGGTTGGTGGGGCATTCGGCGCTGCCGGTGATCTCCAGCTTCTCCAGGGTATCTAGGAGACCACGCCAGTATGAGACCTCGAGGGCGGTGGAGGTTAATGTCCGGTCTTTGAAGGTGGTGATAAAAATACTCTGGGCGCTGATCTTGTGGGCTTTGCTCATGGTGTCACCTCCGCTCTTGTTTTCTTCTTCTTGCGGTTCGTGCTGCAGGGGGATCTGCCGTGGCTGTAGAGCCTGGCGCCATCGTCGTAGATATAGACACAGCCCTTGCTCAGCCTTTTGACGGCCACCAGGCCCGCATCGTCTCTGGTTTCTAGCATCAT